ATGGACCATATCTATCGCTATGCCGCGCGCTACATCGCTGCGCTGGCGTTTTTGTCGTTTTTGTCGTTTGGTGGCGGCATTTGGCTCACCAGCTATCAAGCTCAGTTCTTTAAGGGCGCAGAGCTGCTGATGTACTCTGCGGGGCTGTTCTCGATCCTCCTTGTCCGTCGGCAGCTGTGGGCTCAGGAGCAGCAGAACGGACGGTCGTTGCAACAGATGATCGATGACCACAAGTGGAAGACGTACTGCTCTTACCACCAGCACTTTCTGTCTGTCCCTCCCGAGGAAATCCGTAGCAAGGCCTACGCCAAGGCTGAGGAGATGGGGTTCCTTGGGAACTTTGATGGCCGCGGAACTCCGTTCTCTGAAGAGGTGAAGCAGCGGATCCTCGGTGAAACAGAAGCTTGGAAGATTTTTCGAAGCTACCTGGATTACTTCGAAGAGTTCTGTGCCGCCATCAATGCGGGGCTGGTTGATAACGGGTACGCGTTCTCGATTCAGGGGACGCGAGTGGTTCGAAACTTCACCGTTTTCGAACGCTTGATTCGCCACTATCAGGACGAAACCCCCACCGCCTACGTGGAAATGGCCAAGGTGGCATTGCCCTGGAAGCTCCAGCAGAGCGTCAACGAAGCGGGCAACGTCCCGCAGATCGGTATCGGCAACAATGGCACTAGCAAGCTGACGGGTCCATCACATAGCTGAATAAGCAAGTCTGGAAGTGGGTCTTAAAGGGATGTAATCTAAAGTTGTCAACAGGAGAAGTGTGATGCGTGATACCACGAGCTTCTAAGTTCTAGCTCTTGTTCCCCCATCCTCTATTTTTTGACAAGGGCGGCCGAAAGGTCGCCCTTGTGCTTTTAGGCCTAACCCTTTCCAGCTTCTTCAACAGTTGGGAGGGAGTGGTCGTACAGGTGCATCATCGCGTCGGTCTTGTGTCCACTGGCCTCTTTCTTGTCGCCCTTGGTGTCGGTCACGCCGCGGTGTTTCAGGCTATGGAGGCCAAACCGGTCGTCCTTGCTCAGGATCCCGTCCTTCACTGCGTTGCGCATCATGCGCCCCCAAGCAGTCTGCCAGCCATCCTCGGTCAACCGCTCACCGTCCTCGCTGACGAACAGATAGCGGCCCTCGGCCCGGATCGGAATCACTCCCCCCTTCTTCTCCCATATTGCCGCGCGCCTCGCCCGCAGCATGGCGATTGCTTCTTCGGTCTCGGCGCCCTTGCGCACCAGGTTGTCGCGGCTGCCCTTGCGGCGGTTCGTGCGCAGCACCTCGCCATCCACGTGCGCGTCGGTCAGGGTCAGCACCTCGATACCGCGCAGACGCGCCTGGTAGGCCAGCTCCATCGCCGCCCATAGGTACGCCGGCACCGCGCCCTTCGCCCTCGCTCCTCGCACGCTGCATTCCTTGGCGTAGGCTTGTACTCGGCGGAATGTGTCCGCACCCGGCATACGGTGGTCGCCCTTTTCCTTGACCTGCTTGATGCCGGTGGCCGGGTTGGTGCCGACGTGGTCATGCTCTCGAGCCCAGCCGAAGACCCGGCGCAGGTAGCGCAGCCAATGGTTTGCCTTCGTGGGGTAGCCGGGAATGGCCGGGTCGCCGGGCTTCTGGCCAGGCCGCCCCTGCGCGATGACGTCGATCAGGCGGCGAATGAACCCTGGCGTGAGGCGATCCACCGCGGCGTCACCCAGCGTGGTCCCGTTCTTTAGCGGGTAGGCCTTGATGGCGCGGGCATAGTCCTTGTAGCCCTGCTGCGTCGACGGCTTGAGCTGAGCAAACGCCAGGCTCTCGGCATGCCTGTCGATCACGAACGCGACAGTGCCGCGCTGAGCTTCCCCGTTCCGTGCCTCCATGATCGCGTGCAGCTCGGACATGCGCGCGGTCGGGCCCGCCACGGTCTTCTTGCGGAAGCCGTAGCCCTCCTCATGGGGGTTCCGCACGTACCACCTGCCACGGCCGGTGGGATCCCAGTAGATCCCGACCGGCAGCTGGCTATGGTCGATGTGGGCGGGCAGGTTGGGAGAGGCCTTTCTCGGCCGGCCGGGTGGTGTCATGCTCAGTGCTCGGTAACCAGGAGGAACAGGGGATGAAGTTCGAGGTCTATCGGGAAGGCAGTGCGAACAAGCTGAGCACGATCCTCACCAGCGGATCAGGGGACTGGCGCTGGAGATTGCTGTCCGACAACAACCGCATAATTGCTACAGGCGGAGAGGGCTATAAAAACAGGGGTTATTGTCTTCATGGCATCCAGCTGGTTATGTCCGCTACGGCTGCAACAACTGTGTACGACCAAGAGGCAGGACGCTCGTTCTTCTACGACGGTAATCAATGGATCTAGAGCAACTCAGCCGCGCAGTAAGCGTCTGGCTGCTCTTTAGTTAGATCGACGCCCAGTGCTTGATTAAGGGCTGTCGTGGTCGTCCAGACGCCACCTTGCCCGTCGTATTGCACGCGGATCCTGCGCTGTTTGGCCCAGCGCTCCACGGTGGAAAGCCGTGGGCGCTTTCCGGGCCTGCACAGCTCCTGCAGGTCTCGGAACTGCAGAACTTCTCCGATCATGGGCAGCCTCCTTGGGCGCTGGCCTTGGCGCGAGTGCGCCTCGCGGCCGGCTCAGTCAGGCTGAGATGGAACTGCACCACGTTGTCGGCGACTTCCGGCGCCGGCGCCGGGCGCGCGCTGCGGGCCGGCCGGTTGATGCGCCGCCAGTCGGCGAGCGCCTTCTCGGGATCCTGGCTCTTGCTGGTCGCCCTGCATGCGCACTCGACCAGGTGGCCGCCGCCGGCGGCCGGGCCGCGCAGATCGTGGATGTGGCGCGCGCTGTGGCCGGCGGCGCAGTTCGGCAGGCCTTCGGGATGGCTGATGTGTTTCTGCGTCATGGCTTCTGGCACTCCAAGATGTGGGCTTCGAGCTTTTCGATCAGGAAAGCGGCTTCCCTGGCGCGTCGTTCCCTGTCGTAACGGCCAACCGGGTGGGGCCCGGCATCGCGCAGCCACTTCAGGGGCTCGACCAGCCAGCGCGGGTCGACGGGGAGGCGGGTGCGTGGGTCCACCGGTTTGACCATCGGCTTGCAGTCGGGGCCGGCCCAGTCCTCGGGATCGCCGCACCTGGTGCACACGCCGGCCTTGAACGCGTGGTCGCGCTCGGGCTGGATGACGCGCGGGGTTTCCCACAGGGCCCGGACGACCCAGCGGCGAACGCGAGCGTGATAGACGTGTTCCGGGGTCGCGGTCATCCAGCAGCCGGGGCGCGAGTCGCCTTGGTGCCGGTACTCCCAGCGGACGGGCGGCTGGGTATACAGCTCCTGCAGCAGGGTGTCGCTCCACTCGCGCACCTGGTCGGCCGAGATCGGCGCGCCGGCGGCGCCCAGACGACGCATGGTGGCGACGACCGCGGCGACGGGCGAGGATGCCTGGCAGGCGTCAGCGGCGGCCGCCGGGGTGGTGGGGAAGCTTGCAGCGGTCATGCGAACAGATCCATTTGAGCCGTCAGCGCCGGAGGTGGCAGCAGCGATGCGGCGGGGCGAGCGGTGGCCTTGGTGCGGCGCTGCGTGGCGCCGCGCGCCGCGCGCTGTGCCAGCTGGAGGTACTCGCCGCGTGCACGCATCTGCCACGGGCGGCCACTGATCGGGCACAGGTCGTGGTTGCCTGCGTTGTAGTGGTCGGAAGAGGGGCCTTCCTGATAGCGCAGCTTCACCAGGTAGTGGGGCCGGCCGGCGCAGAACCCGCTTTCGGTGTGCGGTCCGCTCACGCTGCGCACGGTGAACAGCCGCGGCCTACGGCGCCAGTTGCTGGCATCGCCCGGGAGGTCAGGCAGGCCATAGTTTGCGTTGGGCTCGTCCTTGTACCAGGACCATACCTTGTCTCCGGCCTGGAACGGCTGCAGTTCTTCGATGCCCGCGTGCGTGCGGTCCGGAAGAGGGGGCAGCAGATCGCGGATAGAGAAGATGCCGCCGCGCCCGTTCGCTTCTGTGAAACAGGTGAACGCGAACGGGGCGACCGCGATGCCGCCAGACCTGATGACGTAGAAGCCCCGCCGGCATGCCGTGGTTCCGCATTCGAAGGAGCAGCCCAGGATGGTCTGCCGCGACCAGCCGCGTGCAACCCGCCTGGCGATCATTGCCGCAGCGATCTCGCGCGCAACGTCCAGGTCCATGACGCTGGTGGAATCACTCATTGTCCTCGTCCTCGTCGGAATCGACTTCGCCGCAGTTTGAGCAGGTGTGCTGGCCGCGGTGCCAGTTGCCGCATTCGTTCCAGCAGAAGCCGTTGCCGCAGGTCTTGCAGACACCGGCATCGCTGAGGTCGAGCGGGTCATCGCAGACGCAGCACAGGCCGATAGGCATACCCTTACCCATGGGTCCCCTCCGCGTAGGCGGCACTCGTGCCAGAATGCCTGCCAGTCCCCAAAGGAAGGCGGCAATGCTTTTTGAATGGATAGCCAAGGTCGCCGCGGCACCCGCATGGGTTTGGACAGCAATGTCTGCTGTGGCTGGTTTTCTTTCTGCGTTCGTCGCAGGGTTTGCGGCCCTGGTCGCGCTGGCAGTTGGTGCAACGCCGATTGTTCTGTCCTATCGACAGCGTGGGCAGCAAGCCAAAGTGCTTGCACAAATCTTGGCCGATGACCTTTTTATCCAAGAGGTCCACATCCGCGGAGCGTTGGGTGTTCCGCGGGGCGCGAATGGCACGGTCAGCGCCTGGGAATACGATCAAATCGCGAAGGCTACAGGTCTGATTGACCCAACGACGGCGATTCAGCTCGTCTCCTTCAGCCCCGACCTTCCTCAATCTGTTGTTGCGCCGCTGGCTCAAGCTGTTGCGATGATGCAGGCAGCTAAGCAGCGAAGAGTTTTTCTTGAGCAGACGGTTCCTGAGAACCGATACATTGCCGAGGTCGACGCGCCCTGGTACACGAGCGTCGCCAACGACATTCTGGCGTTGAGGAAGGCGCTGCATACTTGGATTGAGACGCCTATGCAAGAGCCCGGCGAGAGTGTTCAGGTGCTTTCCCACAATCTTCGTTACATCGCCAACGCACATGAACGAGAGTGGCGTCGTGAGAAAGGTGGTCGTGAGACGGAAAGGCCCTGATTCATTGTTATCGCTGCTCATGCTCGCGGCTCCTCTGCCCCGTGGATCTGCTGGCCGCCGAGGGCGGCGCTGAATTCCCAGCGCTCTGCCTCGCGGGTGTAGTAGGCGGCGCGCTCCTGGCGCTCGCTTTCGGTGAACTGCCGGTCGTGCAGCGCGGCGTCGGCGGCCGCGTGGTTGGCTTTGGCCATGCGGGCGGGGTCGTCTTTGAAGATGTCGAGCTGGTTACGCACGGCACGCCTCCGGTTGCCTGGTCATGGCAGAATGCCGGCCAGTCCACAGGGGGATTAAGGAATGGGTTGGCTCAATGGAATAAGTCAGTGCACCGATCTTGGAGCCGATGGATGCGTGATCTGGTGGGATGCTTGGGCTGCAATTGGCACGGTTGGTGCTGTCATTTGCGCCCTCTCTCTTGCGACGCTCGAGGGACGGCGGCGCCGTAGGGAAGTGGAGGGGCGATCCCGTTGGATCGCAGTGGAGCTGCTCAGACCCATTCGTGCATGGCGCATTGATGTAGGGGTATTGGCCAGAGCCATCGAGATAGACGATTTCGAGATGATGAAGTCCATCACCAATGGTCACTACGGAAAGGCGCTCGAAATGCCTGCCGGTATCTCGCAATTTCGCTCTGAGGTTCATCAGCTCGGAGAAGTTGGGGAAACACTCTCCCAAGCATGCTTCTTGATCGGCGAGGTTGCCGACGACTGGCATAGCATCACGGCAGCTATTGATGGACAACCGTTCGAGGGGGAAGACCCCGTGAAGCTGCTGAAAGACGCGCTCTTCCGAGCCACCCAAGCGGAGATTCTTTTGGGTAGATGTGAGCGTGCCATTGTTAAGCGCTTGAATTCGGCTCGCTGGTTGTTTCAGCGTTAGCCTAGACCAGGCGCCTTCCTCTTCGAATTTGATCTTTTCCACAATGCAATTGGACTGAATCCAGATAACTGGTTCGCGGTTGAAAAGGGGAGAGATCTTCATTGAGCGCGTCCGAGGAATTGATGCCGGCTTGTGGAAGTCCGGCCGGCGGCGGAGCCCGGTGCCCCGGGCGGGCGGTTGCTCACTGTGTGTCGTCGGCGGGCATTGCCCGGCGGCGTTTGGTGCGGCGCTGCATTTCGGCGCGGAAGGCCGGCCAGCAGCGGCGTGCGTCGTTCCAGCCGTGCCACCCGAAGTAGGCGATGCCGGCCAGGGCCACCAGCACGAAGGAGGCGGAACCGGTGTAGATGGCGCGCGCGAGCAGCGCCATCAGGGCGCCGACGATCACGGCGCAGTAGAAGGGCAGGGCCAGGTGGCGCATCAAAGCTCCCCCCTGCGCTTTGCAGGGTTCTCGATCTCGACCCAATCACCGTTGGTGATTGGATGATCGAACGAACAGGCCATCGGGTTCTTCTGGCCGCCCAGCGTGTGCACGATGGAGTGCCCGTCCGGGAACACTTCGACGTGATAGGTGTCATCGCGGAAGCCGGTCCGGTTGACGTAGCACTTGGACGTGAGCGTGCTCATGCAGCACCAACCTTCGCGCGCTGCGGGCCGAGGCACGCCGAGCGCTTCATGCGGGTGATGGCACTGGCGGCGCTGCCGCCGCGCAGGAAGTCGAGCCGTGCCAGGTCGGCGACGGTGTTGGCGAACTCGGGGCGGTGTCCGATGCGCAGGGCGGCGAGGCGGACGGCGTCGGCTACGGCGCGGCCGCGCTGTTGCGGGCCTACCAGGATGGCGACGGCGCTCATGCCGCGTCCTTGCCGCTCAGGGCGTCGGTGTATTGCTTGGCGGTGGTGCGGCTCATGCGCAGCGCTTGGGCCGCGCGCTGCAGCTCCAGCGCGAGCTGCTCAGCCTCTGCCGCATCGACATGGATGCGGGAGCAGCCGACGGTGATCGTGATGACGTCCAGGTCGGGCATCAGCACTGCAGAAGGCGTCAGGTCTTTGAAGGCGCCTAGGGACATGCGGGCCATGTGTGATCTCCTGCGCCCGGCCCCGGGATGGGGCTGTTTTGAGCGACTGGAGCTTAAATTACAGAATCCTGTAACCCCAAGTCAACAGTATTCTGTAGTTTGAACTGGCAGCGCCGACTGCGAGCAGTCGGCGCTTTGGTTCATCACATCATTGGATTTAGGCTAAGGAATGGCTGAATCCAATCCCAGAAATCGCTCAGTTTTTCCATAAGTGCTGGAGCATAGCTCCATGCCCAAGCCGAGATGTGCCAAACCACGTTCCAAGGAACATATGCCCACCAGCGCCTTGCGTTCTGACCACGGGCAGCTTGAGGGCTTCGTCGAGGGTCCCAGCGCCAGCGTCCTGGGCTCGACACTCTGTTGCGGTTGCTTTGCTTGCTGCGTTTGTTGCGGGTGTTACGCTTTTTCATGTATGCCTCCAATAGGCGTTGTTAAGGGAAATGCCCTTATCAACCATCGGAGACCCCACAACGTTCGTTCATCTTCTCAGTTGCATTACCTAAGAGTACGTACTAGAGTTGCGTTACTAGGTTGTCACGCCTACTCGAACGGGCAGTTAAAGTAGTTGTTGGGAGCAGGGTTCCAGCCCTACGACCATCCGATAGTTCACAGACGCATGGCTCTGAGGTCAAAGTTGACCTTGGGGCTTTGCTGCGTCTTAGAAATCGTACATCTACCTGAATCAGGAGTCAATACAAATTGACTGCTGTGTCAACACCTTCTGGTTTATTATTTATCTATGGTTCATAAAAAAGCCCCGCTATGCGGGGCTTTTTTGTTGCCTTTCAGAACTTCCTCAATCCGGCATGGATTAGAGCCTTCCCTAAAATGCTCACGTCGCCCAAGTCCGGTCGGTAAGCAGGGAAGTCTGGGTTGACGCTCACGACGTACAACCCGTCGCCGCGTTTCTGTAGCATCTTGATTTGAGTCTCGCCGCCGATGTTGATGAGGTAGTAGTCGTCCCCATCGAAGTAGTCGCAACTGGTGTCGATCCACACGATATCGCCGTCCTCTAGCTTCGGTCGCATGGACGGGCCCCGGCCGGTGATGATCCGGATTCGACCAGGCTGTGGCAGATAGCCAAGCTTCCGTCGGACCTCCCATTCGGCTACCTCTATGGTCTTTACGACTTCGGGGTAGTCTTGGTTAACCATCCCTGCGCCCATTCCCGCACCCCCTTCGAACAAGTCGAAGCGAACATAGCCGGGTGGTGTCTCAATCTCCGCGACATCTGAGACAGGTCCCCGCTCCGTCGCAACTTGCATTGAACCTTTGCCAGTTTCCAGCCACGCCAGAGAGACGCCGAGGGCATCTGCAAGAACACGCAACTTGGTGCTGCTCTGCATGCCTCCGCGTTCAAGCTCTGAAATGGTGCTGTAGCCGACCCCCGAGGCGGTGGCCAAGGCGGATCTGGTAATGCCCTTCTGGGCTCGTGCCTGCTTTACTCGGTCACCGATCGTCTGCATCCCGGCATGCTCACAGAAGTCTGTAACAGAATGCTGTTGATCGGAATTACAGAATCCTGTAATTTTGCCGTCCATGGACTGGAAATCTCATATCGAAGGGTTGTTGGGCGCCGGTGCGACTGTCGATCAGTTGGCAACCGGAATGGGCGTCACGCCCAATGCGATTAGGGAAATCCGCGCTGGTCGAACGCGCTCGCCCCGAGCGGATGCCGCGTTCCGGCTGGCAGCTATGAAGCCGGAGCAGTTCAGCTGCGCTCCCTTCCACGTGGTCCCTGCGTCGAGTGTTACCAAACGCGCGCTGCTTGACCGCTTGGGTGTGGTCAATCCCGCGCATCTGGCCAAAGTGTTGGGCTTGCCAGTTGCCCAAGTGGCGCAATGGGCGGATGACGCGCCTGTCCCGGCGCTGCCGCAGGTGATGAAGCTGCTGGGGCACACCGAGCAGCAGGAGCCGGCGAAGCCGGCCAACGACGATCCCGATGCAGACCGCATCGGCCCAATAGAGGTGGCCTGAAATGCGTGTGCCCGACAAGTGGAACCCCCGGCTGTGGCTGAGGGCTTGGCTTTTGGCCCCGTCAAAGACTGAGGCCGCGCAGGCAGCGCGAATTCGCGCGGGGGTCGAGGCTGCCTGCGCGGCTTGGGAGTCAAACCACAGCGCTATCAGTTCGCGGGTGCGTCTGACTGACGAAAGTTCGCGATGAACTCTTCGATCTCGCCAAGCTCCTCCAGCGCGATTTCCAGGCCCGCTTTGAATTTCAAGCGCGTCGGGTCCTCCGCACTTACATCGTCTGGCGTGCGTGCATTCCCTAGCACTGTCATCAAATCCCGTGCGCGATTTGCGACCAGCGCTGCGTGGATCCCTCGAACGTACTTCTCCATGTCGCCCTCCTTGCGGGCTGTGTTGTTGGCACATCCAGCGTAGCGCAAGGAGGGCGACGCCCTCGATCCCTGAGTAGTTGTCCATAGCGCCCATCGTGCGCCGCCCGGGCCCAGCCCGAAACCCTGAAACACCGTCCCTCCCAAGGTGACCCGATGACCTGCCGCACTTCCTCCCTCAACTGGCTCGACAACCTCTACAACTCCGTGCGCGAGACGCCGGGTGGTGTGGAGGCTGCAGCTGTGTACCTGGCCCAGCGCCGGGGCAAATCGATGCACCCGGAGACGCTGCGCGCGAAGCTGCGCGGGCTAGAGGGTGAGTCGGTGACGCTCCAGATCGCCGAACTGCTGACCGAGTGGATGCAAGAGCAGGCCGGCGGCGGTGAGCGCGCGCTGGGCTGGCTGCAGTCGCTGGTGGCGCGCTTCGGCATGGCCGCCGACGTGGTGCCGCCGGCACCGGAGGGTGGTTGGTCCGACGAGATTGGCGCCATCCAGATGAAGCTGCTTGAGATCACCAGCCGCGTCGGGAAGCTGTCCGGCACCGCGGTGGAAGCCATTGCCGACTCGACCATCACGAACGCTGAGGCCGAGCAGATGATTGCGGAGATCCGCGCGCTGCGCACGATGGCCAACCGCCTGGAGCGCAACGTCGCGCGCGCTGCAGCGAAGGGGAGGGTGGCCCGATGAACGAGCCGGCCCGCCTCACCGATCCCAAGAGCAGCCACGCAGCTGCATCGGATCTGATCGCGTCCGGGAAGCTGCTGGATCAGCAGACCCGCGCTGCTGCGGCGGTTCACCGCCACCCGGGTCAGAGCAGCCTACACCTGGCCGTGCTGACCGGTCTCGACCGTCACATGCTCGGGCGGCGCCTGCCGGAGCTGGCGCGCCAGGGGAAGATCTGGCGCGGCCCCGCCGCCCCGTGTGCCACGACGGGCAAGAGCGCCTGCACGTGGTTCCCGGTGGCGCCGGGCGAAAGCCTGTCGCTGGGGCTCTGACATGTCGACCATCATCATGTCGCAGTGCTGGCCGCTGCAGGGTTTGAGCGTTACGCAGAAGGCTGTGCTGATCTCACTGGCCGACCAGGCGAACGACGACGGCGTGTGCTGGCCGGCAGTGGGCACCATCGCCACGCGCTGCTGCATGTCGCCGCGCGCTGTGCGCACCGCCATGGATCATCTGGAAGTCGTTGGCCTGCTGACCCGCGCCCATCGGTTCAACAGCAGCACGGTCTACAACGTAACCCCGGCGAACTTCGACACGGCAGCTGCACCGTCGAAGGGCTCTCGCAAGGCCGGTAAACTGGGTGCTGCATCGGGCGCAGGTGCTGCGCCCCATGCAGGGGGTGCGCCCCATGCAGATGGGGATGCGCCCGCTGCAGGAGGGGATGCACCGGGCGCAGGTCTAGAGGTGCGCCCCGTGCCGCCTAACCGTCATATAACCATCAATGAACCGTCAGAAGAACCGTCATTTCCGGCGGGCCTGTCGGCCGCGCCGCCGGTGGTGGATCCAGAGACCGAACTGCAGACCGCATGCCGTGCCACGTGGGCGGCCTACGCAACCGCCTACCGGGAGCGCCACGGAGTGGCGCCTGTCCGGAACGCGAAGGTCAACGCCAACGTGAAGCAGCTGGTGCAGCGCCTTGGGCATGCCGAAGCTCCGGCCGTCGCCGGCTGGTTCCTGACGGTCAACGAGCGCTACGTGGTGCAGAACATGCACGACTTGGGCTCGCTGCTAGCGAAGTGCGAGGCCTACCGCACGCAGTGGGCCACCGGCCGGCAGATGACAGCGGCAAGCGCCCAGCAGCAGGACCAGACCCAGGCCAACGCCTCGGCCGCCGACGACGCCAAGGCGCTGCTGCGCCGCATGAAGGGGAAGGCCAATGCTCAGTGATGCCGATCAGGAGACGCTGGTCGAAATACTGGTGGCCACGGCCGAAGTAATGGGTGAGCAGATCCGCCCGACCGCTGCGGCCTACATGGTCACCGACCTGGCGACCTATCCGCTGCAGGTGCTGGCCAACGCGCTGACCGCCTGCCGCCGCGAGGTAAAGGGCCGGCTCAGCCTGGCCGCGATCATGGAACGCATCGACGACGGCCATCCGGCCCCGAACGAAGCGTGGGCCGTGGCCATCCGCGCCACTGACGAGGCGGTGACGCTGGTGTGGACCGAGCAGACCCGGGACGCATGGACGGTGGCGCTGCCGCTGGTCGAGGAGGGCGACAAGATCGCAGCCCGCCAAGCGTTCTTGGAGGTGTATGCCCGTCTGGTGAAGGGCGCGCGCGCTGTGGGTGGCTGCGCCGTCTACCAGCCCTCGCTTGGCCATGACGCGAGCGCCCGGCCCGCAGCGCTGCAACTGGCGGTCGATGCCGGCCGGTTGGCGCACCAGCAGGTGGCCGAGCACCTGGCACTGCCGGCGGCCACTCCAGCTTTCAACCCGCTGGCGCTGCTGGCCGGCCATGTGGAAGCGAGCCCGGAAGCGAACGAGCGCACCCGGAAGCGGCTTGCCGAGATCGCCGAGCTGTTTGGCTCCACCCAAGACGCCGCGGCATGAGGCAGGACCACGTCGAACTGGAGGTGCGCCCTGTGTCCGAGCCGGTGGCTGTGGCCGGTTGGTATCTGGCCTATGGCTACGGGATCAAACCGTTGGTGCTGTATGCGGCCCGTGGCACCACGGTGTGGCGTGACGGCATGCGCCAGATCCCGATCACCCGCTATGCCGGCCCGGTTCCGGAGCTGCGTTGATGTGGTCGAAAGCCCCGCCGCCAACCAAGGAGGAAGCGGCCCGGATCGAGCTCGCCAAGACCGGCCCCTGCATGGCCTGCCTAGCGCTGCAGATGCAGGAACTGTTGGAGCCGACGCTGGTGGTCTACGGCTGCGACTACAACCACGCCAAGAGCGGGAACCTGCGGCGGGGTCACATGTTCGGCTTCGCCCTCTGCAAATGGCACCACATGCGCTACCCGATGGAGGGGAACACCTTCGCGACGATGCGCCAGATCTACGGCCCGAGCCTGCTGGACGGCTCGCGGACCTTCCACGAGACGTACGGCTCCGACGACGAGCTGATTGACCAGCAGACCTACATCAACGAACTGAGGGCAGCAGCATGAAGAAGTCGAAGGCCATGGCGCCGAGGTTGAATCCCCAAGTGGTGCCCCGCGAGCGGCGCATGGACCACAACACCGTTTCCCGCCCGCGGCGGGTGAAGGCTCGGCCTTCGACGGGAGGACTGCCGGAGACGGTGGAGCAGTTTGAGGCGCGGGGCGGGCAGGTGCAGCGCCTGACGGCCAGCTGGGAGCAGGCAGCATGAGGCGAGTGGTTGGAATCGACCCGGGCTGCAGCGGCGCCATCGTGCTGCTGGCCGGCGACCGCGATCTGGTGCCGGTGGAGTGGATGCGCGCCCCGTTGGTGCGGCTGGGGAAGTCGAGCCGACTCGACTCTGCGGCGCTGGCCCGGTTCCTTGGGCACCACGACGTGCAGCACGCCTACATCGAGCAGGTCCACAGCATGCCGCGCCAGGGTGTGGCGTCTTCCTTCGGGTTTGGCCATGCCGCCGGGGTGGCTGAGGGCGTGGTGGCGGCGCTGATGATACCGACCACGCTGGTGACGCCGCAGGCATGGAAGAAACGTGCGGGCCTGATCGGCGCGGACAAGGATGCGGCCAGGTCGCGCGCTGTGCAGCTGTGGCCGGCATGGGACGCGCTGGGGAAGAAAGCAGAGGGGCAGGCGCTGGCCGATGCGGCGCTGATCGCTCGGTTTGGCACCGCGCAGTAAGGGGTGGTCGCGGCCGTTGCGACGGGCGCGCGCAATGCTGGGTGGATGGACCTGACCCGCTATGACGACAAGGCGCTGGAGCTGTTGAACAAGCTGCAGCAGGAGATAGCCGAAATGCGATGGACCCGGGCGTGGACGGCACCGGGCCAGCGCGGGGAGGCCGAGCAGGCGCTGCGCCGATCACGCGCGCTGCGCCGCGAAATTAACCGACGAGATCGATTAAGGGGAAGGGGATGAAAGACGCGCGCGAGCTGCTGTCCAGCGGGACAGGTCCGAAGGCAATGAGTTTTGACGGTAGCCCTGGTGGGCCGTCTACGCAGGAGATCGTGGCCGCCCTGGCATACGTCCACCACGGGCTGGGACGTGAGCTGATGGAGGCGCTGTGGTGGCCCGAAAGTGGGGCACGCCGCCGTGAGCAGCTGCGCCAAGAGGTGATCGGGCTGGTGGCGCCCGAGTTCACCCGCCAGATGCATGCTCTAGCGGACGCCAGGACGAGCTTCGGCATTGCCAAGGCCTGCATTGGCTGGGCCGGCGGTCAGACCACCGATAAGCAGCGCCGGGAGCTGCGGCGCACGGAGCAGGCCTTGGATGACGCGCGCGCTGCCGCGTGGCCGAACAACACCATGGAGCAGCTCGGCATGTTGGCCGCGGCGGTGATGGATGAAATGGCCGGTCGCTGCGAGTGCCCGGGCTGCGGTGGCAAGAAGGTCGTTGCGGACCCGGATGTTGCTGGCGTCGTGAAGTGCCCGCGCTGCGTCGGAAGCGGCTACGAGCCGTTCAGCGGGCGCAGGCGTGCAGCGGCAATCGGTGCTGACTGTTCGGCATACAGCCGGTTCTGGCGGCCCGTGTACGAGTGGATGCTGGCCAGCTTTAGCGCGGCTGAGGCGCGCGCTGTCATCCAGTTCAACAAGGCCCTTACGCAGGCCGCATAGCGATGACTTCCCAGGTCATCGGAAAAGGGGGCATTCTTGCCACCATCCAATCGCAAGCCCCGGCCACGCCGGGGCTTTCCGAATTTACAAGCAATCGCTCGCGTTGCGACCCCTGATGCAGATTACGGAGCTTCGCTCTTCACTCCGCCGGCAGCTGCGGCCGGCGATGTCGCATTCGCTGCATCACGGATCTCGATGCCTATGCGCTTCTTCTCCGGAAGCTTCAGGTAAAGCGCCTCAATTTCCTTGGGTCGCGTAATCCTGTCGTCAACGATTAGGTTGAGCATAGAGAAAAGCGAGTTCACCAACTCTGGGCCGTCTTCGTCTGCGATCTCTCCTGGGTGGACGGACTCGTTCCCCACAACCCTACAAAGATCTAGCGCTTGCTGGATTCGGACTGGTAGCCCGCTTGCCACGAGGTTGGCAATGTCGGCATTGATATTTCCACCCTTCTCTCCTAGATAGGGCATCAGCTGCTGCAGAGCCAAGCGAAGCAGAGCTGCCGCTGCTCTGTAAGAGCTGACGGATACCGCGGCTGCTTCGAGGTACACACGGGCGATCTCTTCCGGCATGTCGGCGTGCGGCGGCGGCGCGGTAATCACAGCCGGATACAGCATTGTTGGAGTGTCGTTTTGAACAAGCCAGTACGAGTATTGGTGGCAGTGACTGCACTGAAGTGCAGAAACGTTTGAACTGCCGAACTGGTTTTTGTGACCCTGCGGGTATCCAAGATGCCATCGAGTCTGCATGGCAAACGCCTGGCAGTGAGGGCAGTTGAAAGCAGAGTAGGCGTACGTGGGGGGGATGTACTTTCCGCTCACTGTTTCGTTTCCTCTTGTCGTTCGCCGTATGCAATGGTCGGGGCGCAAGGTGGAGTATCCCTCGCCCCGTATCGAAAGGCGATTCTAATTCACGGAGCTCCCTACCAAATCAGGGAGATATCTCTTTGCCCGCGTCCCAGCCGGACTAACTCTCGTGCCCAGCCGGCGCAAGGGGCGGGCACCCATCAACCGGGAGGGGCATATGCCGAACCGGACAAGCAACGGGGCCACCATGAAGGACGAAATCATCGGCACCGCCGCAGGTGCTGCAGCGAAGGCTGTGCCACCGGTGACGGTGGCTGGCGCGGTGGCCGCAGGTGCGGACCTCGACCGCGTGGTGGTGGTGCTGACAATCATCTATCTGGTCGCCCAGATCAGCTACCTGGGGTGGCGCTGGATCCGCGAGTGGCGGCAGAGGGCTCAGGCATGAAGTCCAAGACTATTGGCGCGAGCGCCGCCGCGGTGATCGCCCTGGCTGCCACCGCGCTGGTTCAGCCGTGGGAAGGCTATTCGCCGACCCCTTACATCGACATGGTGGGCGTGGCCACCTACTGCTACGGCGACACCAGCCGTCCAGACAGGGCGGCCTATACCCAGCAGGAGTGCGCTGAAAAGCTCAACAGTCGGCTGGGCAGCTACATGACCGGTGTCAGCAAGTGCATCAAGGTGCCTCTCGGTGAACGTCAGTGGGCGGCGGTGCTGAGCTGGACCTACAACGTCGGCGTGGCAGCAGCCTGCAACTCTACGCTGGTGCGCAAGATCAATGCTGGCCAGCCTGCAGCGGCCTGGTGCCCTGAACTGGAGCGGTGGGTCTACGCGGGCGGTAAGCGCGTGCAGGGACTGGCCAACCGCCGTGCTGCTGAGCGCGCCATGTGCGAGGGCCGGCCATGACGCACCCTGCAGCGGTACTTGCCGGGTTCGGGCTCTGGTCCGCAGCCATGTTCGGCGCAGGCTGGGCGTGGCGCGGGGATCGGGCCGAGGGGAGTGAGGCCCTGAGCCAGGTGGTAATCGGTAAGCAAGCCTTACAGGTTGAGCAGCAGGCCCGTGCCGTCGAACACCAGCAAGCCGAAGATCTGGCCAACATCGGAGCCAAGCATGAAGAAGACCGCACTGCGGCTCAGGCCGTCCCTGCTGCTGTTGTGGCTGACCTGCGCGATGGTCGTCTCCAGCTGCGCGACGACCTCGCCACCTGCAGCACCAACCTCCTGTCCCAAGCCGTCGCCGGCGCCGTCGAACGTGACCAGGCAGCCCAGCTACGAGCAGAGGTTGCGGGCGCTGTTGTTCAAGTCGGACGAGACGCCGACGACCACGTCCGTGCCTGCCAAGCAGTGATCGAGGTGGATCGTGGTGGATGATCGGCTCGACAAGCTGCTCGCCCTGGCGGAAACGCAGCACGCCATCATCGCGGAGCAGGGCAAGCAGATCGGCCAGCAGGCCGAGAGCATCGCGCTGCTGACCCAGTCGGTGGCGATGCTGCTGGGTGAGGAGATCGGAACACCGGTTCCCGAAGAGGCTGAGCAGGCGCCACCCGTCGACTTGGACGGGACACCCTACTAATGCCTACCCGGCCACCTCAGCATCGCGCCGCCGGCTGGCGGCCGTACAAGGAGCCTGCAGCTCAGGTGCGCAGGCGGCAGGCGCGGCGAGCACTGCCTACCAACTCAGCGCGATGGCGCCGCATCCGCGAGGCTGTGCTGGCGCGTGAGCCACTGTGCAGAGGCTGCGCCCAGCTTGGAAGGGTGTGCGCGGCCACGGAGGTCGACCATATCGACGGCGACTCCGGCAACAACGCCGACGCCAACCTGCAGCCGTTGTGCCGGCCCTGTCATAGCGGCAAGACCGCGCGCGAGAACGGCGGTTTCGGCCGCGAGCCGTGGAACGGTGGCGGGTTCCACGGCCAATAGATTTATCCACAGAAAGCTGAGCGAAAAGGGGTGGGGGAGGGCCAAAGTTCAGGGCCCTCTCGCAGCGATACGCGCGCCCCCCTTTTCTTTCGCTTCCACAGAATTTGAATTTCAAGGCAGGTGGCCATGGCACGGCACAAGCAGCCGGCCGAGCTGGCGGCATTGAAGGGGGCGACCAAGAAAAACCCCCAGCGTTACGCGAAGGAAACCCCGAAAACCGGCAAGCCCCTCGGCAAGGTGCCCGACCACCTGGAGCCGGCCGTGGCAGCGGTCTGGAAGGAGTTGGAGCGCTGTGCCCTGCCTGGCGTGCTGACCAGCTCCGACCGTTTCGTCATGGAGGTTGCCGCCTCCCTGCTCGCTGAGTTCCGGGCCATCAGGACGGAGTTCAAGGCCGCCAAGTACTCCCACCTGATCGGGTGCCTGGCCCGGCTGGGCCTGACCCCTGCGGATCGCCAGAAGCTGGGGACCGAAGCGCCGAAGGAGGGCAACCCATTCGACGAGTTCTGACCCATGACGCCGAGCGAATCCGCCAAGGCCTACGCCAAAAGCGTTGTGGCCGGGAAGACGCCGGCCAACGAGTACATCCGCCTGGCGTGCCAGCGGTTCATTGATGACCTAAAGCAAAAGGGCGCGGACTGGCCCTACAAGTACGACGCGGCTAAGGCCGACCGCGCTGTTCGCTTCATGGAGAAGATGCCGCACACCAAGGGCAAGTGGGCCGCTCAGAAGAGGCTTCTAGTCCTGGAGCCATGGCAGCATTTCATTGAGTGCAACCTGTTCGGGTGGGTGCAGAAGCGGAATGGTCATCGCCGGTTCCGTCGATCCTATGAGGAAATCCCACGCAAGAACGGAAAGTCGCTGCGCCTGGCTGCGCGCGGACTATACCTGTTCTGTGCAGATGGCGAGGCCGGCGCCGAGATCTACTCGGGAGCCACCAGCGAGAAACAGGCCTACGAGGTGTTCCGGCCTGCCTGGCAGATGGTCCAGAAGCTGGCGCCCCTGCGGGCGCGCTTTGGCATTGAACAGGCGGGCAACCCGAAGAATCCCGGCCCCATGTTTGTCATGGAGGACATGTCGAAGTTTGAGCCGATGATCGGCAAGCCCGGCGACGGCTCCAGCCCACACGCGGCACTCGTTGACGAGTACCACGAACATGACGACGACCACATGGTGGATGCCATGGAGACGGGCATGGGCGCCCGTGAGCAGCCGTTGCTCTCCATCATCACTACGGCAGGCACGAACCTGTCAGGGCCCTGCTATGAGATGCGCGCGGATGTGATCCGAATCCTGCGCGGCGAAGTGAAGGACGAGACGATTTTTGGTGCCATCTATGGCATCGACGAGGGCGACCGATGGGACGACCCTGCCAGTTTGGTGAAGGCAAATCCAAACTACGGCGTGTCCGTCTTCTCGGAGTTTCTGCTGCAGCAGCTGGAGCAGGCAAAGCGGTCAGCCAGCAAGCAGAGCGCATTCCGCACCAAGCATTTGAACGACTGGGTGGGCGCAAAGCTCGCTTGGATGAACATGCTGGCGTGGCAGCGGCAAAAGCGCGCCTTTGAGATCTCAGAATTCGCTGGTTGCCCATGCTGGATCGGTGTCGACCTGGCATCGAAGCTGGACGTGGCTGCTGTGGTCATGCTGTTCGAAAAGGCCGGCAGCTACTACGCGATACCACGGTTCTACGTTCCCGAGCGGGCCGTGGAACACAACGAGCGATACCAGCTGTTCGTGCTGGACGAGCTGATTGTGGCGACGCCGGGCGATATGACCGACTACGCCTTCATCGAAGAAGACCTCAAGGAGCTTTCAGCTCAGGGAATCGATGTGCGCGATATCGCGTTCGATCCGGCGCAGGCCGCGTACCTGATGACACGACTGGAGCAAGAGGGATTGCCGGTCGTGGAAATGGCTCAGTCGGTCCGCAACTTATCGGAGCCGATGAAGGAAGTGGAAGCGCTGATTCTGGCGCGCAAGCTGTGGCACGACGGCAATGCGGCCATGACCTGGATGATGGGCAACGTCGTGGCCAGGGTGGATGCAAAGGAGCACATCTATCCACGCAAGGAAAAGCAGGAGAGCAAGATCGACGGTGCCCTGGCACTGATTATGGCGATGGGGCGCGCGCTGCAGGTGCAGGAGCCCGGTCAAATCCAACAAGGCTTCGTGGTGATGGACTGATGCTCGGACTATTCAACAACGACCGGCGCCCCGACCCCCGCGACCGGATTGAACCCACCTTCACCAATCTCGCAGATGCGGAATCGGTTTCGTCGTTGGATATGCGGATTTTTGAGGTCTTCGGGAACCAGGCTACTGCGTCTGGTGCAACGGTCAGCCCGACCACTTCCATGCGCGTGTCTGCCGTGTTCGCGGCAGTCAGCCTTATCGCTGGAGCCATTGCCCAGCTGCCGATCCCCGTGTACGAGCGCAAAGCCGACGCCAGGGTAAAGGTGGACCACGACTACTGGTGGCTGCTCAACGAGCAGTTCTCGCCAGCGTGGTCCAGCTCAACCGGGTGGGAGTTTCTGGTTGGTCAAATGCTGCTGCGTGGCGATGGCATCGCCTACATCCAGCGGAACCGCGCGGGAAGCATGACTGGCATCATCCCGTGGCCGCGTGAGCGGGTCATGGTGATGAAGCAACAGCGGTCCAGTCCGCGTGAGGCCCACCGGCTGCAGTACACCTTCCACGACGATGAAGGATATTTCACTGTCGACCAGGACGACGTCCTGCACCTCCCCGGCTTCGGCTTCAACGGTGTCTGCGGCATGTCCGTGATCCAGTGGGGGGCACGGAACGGCATCGGCATCGCCATTCAGGGCGACGAGCATGCCGGTAAGTTCTTCTCCGAAGGTGGTAAGCCAGAGGTGGCGGTCAAGGCGGCAAAGGAGATGGGCGTCGCTGCACAGGATGCGTTCCGTGACGCATGGGTCAAGAAGTACGGCGGCGTGCAAGGCAACAGGCGCATCCCGTTGATCCTGACCGAAGGCTTGGATATCACTGAGCTGACCATGTCCGCCGTCGATCAGCAGCTGCTGGAGTCGCGCCAGTGGCAGGTGATCGATATCGCCCGTGCGTTTGGCGTGCCGCCGCACATGATCGGCGAGACCAGCAAAGCAACGAGCTGGGGAAGCGGCATCGAAAGCATGGGCATCGGCTTCGTCAAGTACACGTTGGGCCCGCACTTGAAGCGGATCCGCGACGAGCTGAACCGAAAGCTGTTCAGGACGTTCCGCAACTTTGTGGAGCACAACGTCGATGGCTTCATGGCCGGTGACTCCAAAACCCAAGGCGAGTATTTCGGTAAGGCGCTGGGCGGTCCCGGCGCACAGGGCTGGATGACGGTCAACGAAGTGCGCCGCCTCAAGAACCTGCCGCCCATTGAGGGTGGCGATGTGCTGTACCGCCCCACCGAGACCGCACGACCCGCTCCGGACGCTGCGTCCGCCGCACCGAAGGAACCTGACGATGACGACACCGAAGCTGCTGCAGCTGGCGAAGAATAACGCCGGAAAATCCAAGCCGATCCGCGCTGAAACCGAGGGCAGGGATGCGACTATCTACCTCCACGGCGTGATCGGCGGATGGTGGGGCGATATCGACGAAACGCTGTTCGTGCAGGCCATGGCCGGCATCGACGCGGACGTGATCCACCTGCGCATCGACTCCCCGGGCGGGGACGTTTTCGCGGCGCGGTCCATGATGACTGCGATCTCCCAGCACAAGGCGAAGGTGATCGCTCACGTCGACGGGCTGGCGGCGTCTGCTATGACGGGCGTCTGCATGGCGTGTGACGAGGTCGAGATCAGTCAGGGCGCCGGCTTCATGATCCACAACGCGTGGACTATCGCCATCGGCAACAAGGCGGATATGGCCAAGACCGGCGAGCTGCTGGGCAAGATCGATACCGGCCTGGCAGGCGACTACACCCGTCGCACCGGCAAGGATCAGGCCGAAATCGTGGCGTGGATGGATGCCGAGACCTGGTTCACCGCGGACGAAGCCAAGGAACATGGCTTCGCAGACAGGGTTGCCGAGGTTGTGGGGGCCAAGAAAGCCTCCAATCACTGGGATCTGTCGGCCTACAACAACGCTCCGGCGGCCTTGGCCAAGCCGGCCCCGCCTGCGGACGATGGCCCGGCCATCGCCGCCCACCTGACCACGCTGTCGCGTCATCTGGCGCTGATCGAACGAACCCCTGCGTAAGCGGCTCCCGCCCGCAGCCATCCCAAGCCGCCGAAAGGCGGTTTTTTTTCGACCCAAGGAAAATACACATGTCTTTCAACATCCAAGCCGAGCGGGAGCGCCGTACCGCGCTGGCGAAGGACACCCGCAACCTGCTGGACACCAACACCGGTGACGGCAAGACGTGGAACGCCGATCACCAGAAGAAGTACGACGAGAACGTGGCCGAGATCGAGCGTATCGACGCGTCCATCGAGCGGCACCAGAAAGTGATGGACCTGACGGCTGACGAAGCCTTCCGCAATGCAGGCGGCCGTGAACACGGTGATCCGCGTGAACCGGGCGCCGGCGGCAACCAGGCATCCGGCGAGGTGAAGCTGTTCGACAAGTGGGCGCGCGGTGGCGACAGTGCACTGTCGGCCGAAGACTGGCAGCAGGTCAACGCAGCCATGTCGGGCAATCCGAACCTCAATCCCGAGCAGGGCGGCTACACCGTGCCGACCACCATCGCTACCAGCATCCTGGAAGCGTTGAAGGCGTACGGCGGCATGCGCCAGGTCGCCGACGTGTTCAGTACTGCCGGCGGCGAGCCGATGCAGTACCCGACGAGCGATGGCACCTCGGAAGAAGGCGAAATCGTGTCCGAGAACCAGTCGGCTACCGACGCGGACACCACCTTCGGGACCAAGGGCCTGTCGGTCTACAAGTACAGCTCCAAGGTCATCACCGTACCTTGGGAGCTGCTGCAGGACAGCACGGCGGATATCTCGGGCTTCATCGAGCGCCGACTGCAGTCGCGCCTGGGTCGTGTCACCAACCGCCATTACACCGTGGGCACCGGCAACGGCCAGCCGATGGGCGTCGTGACGGCGGCGAGCGTGGGCAAGATCGGCCTCGTTTCGGACCTGCCGGTCATCACCTACGATGACCTGGTGGAGCTGGAGCACAGCGTGGACCCGGCGTACCGTCAGCTCGCGCACTGGATGATGCATGACGACTCGCTCAAGATCATCCGCAAGGTGAAGGACGAAAGCGGTCGTCCGATCTTCGTGCCGGGCTACGACCAGGGCAACCCCGGTGGTGCGCCGGATCGTCTGCTGAACCGAAATATCCAGATCAACCAGCACATGGCCAGCCCGGCCGCTGGTGCCAAGTCGCTGGCCTTCGGCGATTTCAGCTTCTACAAGATCCGCGATGTGATGGCGGTGACGCTGTTCCGCTTCAACGATTCGGCCTACATCAAGAAAGGCCAGGTCGGCTTCTTGGCGTGGATGCGTACCGGCGGCAACCTGATCGACATCGGTGGCGCGGTCAAGACCTTCCAGCACGGGCCGGCGGCCTGATCTCAACGCGGTAAGTGCTGACGCCCCGGGCTATCCGGGGCGTCTGGAGACCACCATGGCAAACAAGCAACGCGCGGCCAAACCCGCGCAGAACGACAGCCCCCCGCCGGGCACCTCCGCCGGCAGCGAAACCGGCACCACCGGCCCTGACGCTGGGGCCGGCACCGAGGGCGGCACCGGCACCGGTGCGGGCGCAGGCACTGGCCTTGACGTCGGCACCGGCACCGAGGGCGGCACCGGCACCGGTGCGGACGCAGGCACTGGCCTTGACGTCGGCACCGGCGCCGAGGGCGGCACCGGCACCGGTGCGGACGCAGGGACTGGCCCCGACGTTGGCACCGGCACCCGCACCGGCAGCGAAGATGCTGCGACGAGCGTGGACGGGCGCGTGCGGGTTCGTCTGCTGTGTACGAACCACCTCGGCCAGATCGGCGATATCGTCACCGTGCCGACTGGTCACGTCTATGCGCTTCGCAGCGGTGGGCTCGCGGATCCGCATTCGGCGGCGCTGGAAGCGGGGGAATAGCCGGTGCTGCGGCTGGTGAGCCCGGTCCCGGCTGCCGCTGAGCCGGTGACGTTGGCCGAAGCGAAACAGCACCTGGTGGTCATTCACGACGCCGACGACACCCTGATTCTTGCGTACATCGCCGCGGCCCGGGAAGTGGTGGAGCAGCAGACCGGCTATGCACTGGTCGCTGCGACCTACGACTGGACGCCGGGGCTTCCTGGCTGGGCCGAGCTGCCGATTGAGCCGGGGAGTGTTGACAGCGCTCAGGGGGATTTGCCCGTCCGCTTCACCACGGCGCCAGGAGCTCCTCCCGCGGCGTTGCGCGCGGCCATCCTGTTGAAGGTCGGCGACCTGTACGCCAACCGCGAGGCAACGGTGCAGGGCCTGACTGAAAATCCGGCGTTTGATCGCCTGACGTTCCCGTATCGCAGGTTCAGGCCATGAGGCGCGCAGGGAAGTACCGTCACCGGATCACGCTTCGCGTTAAAGAGACAGTTCGGTTGCCGCTCGGCGGTGACCGGATCGAATGGGTTGATTGGAAACCGGACGTTCCGGCTGAGGTCGTCCCGCTCTCCGGCCGGGAGTTCAGGGCAGCCACGGCTGAACATGGCCAGGTGACGGCGCGTATTGAGATTCCCTACCTCCCCGGTGTGGTGAACACCATGTCCGTCCTGTTCGATGGTCAGCCGTACGCCATCCGCGCCGTGCTTCCTGATCCGACTGCGCGGGTGCACCTGACACTGATGGTTGACGCAGGGCTCTCCGATGGCTGAGCAGATCGAGATCCATGGCTTGGAAGGGCTCTTGGCGTCGCTGAAGGCGCTGCCTATCGAACTGCAGGGCAAGCCGCTGCAAGCCGCCATGCGCCGCGGTGGCAACGTGATCCGCGATGCGGCGCGCGGTCGCGTGCGGCGAGCCAGTGGCTTTCTGGCGAAACAGATCGTTGTTCGCCGGGCCAACGCAAGGAACCGGAGCAAGGCGGGTGTTGGTGCCGGGGGTGAATACTTCACCGTTGGCGTGAAGACCGGAAAGCGGGCGAAGTACGCGAACACCAAACGCAATCGGCGCCAACGCCGAGTCGGCAAGGCCTACGTGCAGGCTGGATGGGCCTACTACTGGCGATACCTGGAGTTCGGCACGAAGAAAATGGCAGCAAAGCCGTTTCTCACGCCGGCCGCTGAAGCCAAAGGAGCGGAGGCTGCTCAGTTGATTATTGATCAAACCCGGGGAGCCATCGACAAGGTGATGCGGGCAAGGGGGTGGCGCTGATGGTCCCTCTGATCCAACCATTGCTGCAGGGCGATGCCGAAGTGCGCCGGGTTCTCGGCGATCCCATCCGCGTCCACCCCAATACAGCCCCCCAGGACACGGCGCTGCCCTACGCCACTTGGGCAATCGCTGGAGGGGCCCCGACAGGGTCCTTGTCTGAGCGTCCGCCAGCGGACGGCTGGCGGGTGCGCCTCACTGTATGGGGAATGGACACTGGACAGGCCAACGAGGCGGCCATGGCGATCCGCGATGCTGTCGAAAAGGTGGGCAGCATCGAGTCCTACAACCCGCCGCCGTACGACGACGACACCGGGGCATTCGGGATCTCCTTCGACGTGCGCCTGCTGCACATCCGCTAGGGCACAAGGGATCTTCTATCCGCCGGCGCGAGCCGGTTTTTTTATGCCCGGCTATCGGGCTCAACCAAAGAGGTAAACCGCAATGGGCGTTTTGAAGTCCAAGCACTCCCAGCTTTTCATCGCCATCGCGGCGGGCGAGGTCATCAAGGTTACCCGCCTGCGCTCGGTTGGCTTCCCCGATGGCCAGGCATCGGAGATCGATATCTCCGACTTCGACGACGACTGGGATCAGTTTGTCGCCGGCCGTAAGGCGACGGGCAGCACCAACATCGAGATCAACTACGATCCCGTCGACCACGAAAAGATCGAGGCGCTGCATGCGTCCGGTGCCATCGTGGACTTCCTGGTCACGGCGCCGCTGAGCGAGACCGAGGGCGTGCCCAAGCCGGTTGCCGTCGCCGGCAAGATCACGCCGCCGACCACGGTGGTGTCGAAGCAGTTCCAGGGCTTTGTCCAGAACTTCGCCGTGCAGGTAGCGGACAACGATATCTGGAAGGCCACGATCACCATCCGTGGCACCGGGCCGGTCAAGACCAACAAGGCCACCGGCGGCGCCTGATTCCGGTTACGGCGTACTCTCGGCCCGCTTCGGCGGACCACCCCCTTTGGCAGAGCGCGCGGAACCTCCGCGTGTTAGCCGTGCGCGGCCCGCGCGCTCTGCCGCCATTATCAGGAAACGGCCAATGAGCAAGATCAATGAAACCACCGAAGCCCAGCGGCTGGAGCCGGTGAGCATCCTTCAGGCATTCACCAGCGCCGGCATGTTCGCTGCGAAGGATGTGCAGCCGGATGCCATCGAGCTGCCCGATGGCAGCAAGGCGCAGTTCTACGTGCGCGCGCTGCCGGATGCCGAGTTCCGCAACCTGTATGCCTCCGGGGACCGTGCCAAGCTCATCGCGGCCACGATCTGCGACGAAGGCGGGAAGCGTGTTCTGACCGAGGCGCAGGCCGGCGAGCTCAAGCCCAAGGTGGCGGCCAGCCTGCAGTCCATCGCGCTCAAGCACGCCGGCTTCGGCAGCGATGCCGAAGCGCTGCAGGAAGAAGCGGGAAACGGCTAAGAAAGCGCGGCGAGGACTGGTTCTGGCACGTCCTGGCCGGCCACCTGCACCGCACGGTGGCCGAGCTTCGCGCCACCATGTCGCGCAGAGAGTTCCTGTGGTGGTGGGAGTTCAACAAGCGGAACCCCATCGACCCCGTCAGCATCCACCAGAAGCCCGCCGCGCTCGTCGCCTACATCACCGCTGTGCATAGCCAGGGTGGCACCAAGCACAGCATGCAGCAGTTCCTAGAGACACTTGTCCCTCGATCTGACGACGACGAGGCGCAGGACTGGTTTGAATCTCTGAGATAACCCATGGCCGATACCTTCGGGCGCTTCTCTGCGCTCCCCATTGGCCCTCTGCTCGCTGCCCGCGACGGAGGGCTGACCCTCGCCACAACCGCCGCCGCCAACGGCGCGAGGTGCGCGCGCTCCGACTTCGCGCTGGGCAGCGGCACGGTGGGGGTGGAGTTCGCCGTATGGGGCGATGACGCCCTCGCCGCGGTCTTGGGGTTTGTGACGCCGTCTGCATCGCTCAGCCAGTCGCCGGGTTCCAACGCCAACGGCATTGGCTGGGAGCTGGCTACCGGGCGGCTGCTGCAGGGCGTGGGAGCCGTCGCAACCGGTCTGCCTCCGGTCACTCACGGCGATATCGTTGGCCTGCGCGTTGCGTTTGGCAGTCCGTCCCGCCTGCAGCTGTATCTCAACGGCGCGCTGGTCCATCAGCGTGACCTGCTTCTGAGTGGCCCGCTGCATTTCGCGGCAGGGCTGGCCGCCACCAAGGCAGGCGGCCTGTGTGTGGCAGTCAACGCCGGCCAGTGGGCGCCGCGGAGCGAAGCGGCCGCCGCCGGTTGGAGGCTGGATGGGGTTGCTGTAGCTCCGGTCCGGCTGGCCGATGCTGACTGGCTCAGCGCTCCAGGTGACACCCCAGCCAATACCAGGTTTGAGGGGCTTGTGGCCGAGGGCGTCAACCTGGTGCAGGAGTTGAGCTTCTGGCCCTGGGGCGGCGACTCGGTGTCGCAGACTGCGGCGGCACAGTGCGTGGTCGTGGACGCTGAGGGCGCGCTTGATGCTCTTGCACTGTCGGGCGCCTCTGGCGAGGCGGTACGGATCCTGATGGTGGATGAGTCCGGGATGCTCGCCGACGCGGTGCCCGTGTTCCGCTGCGCGATCGATCAGATCGAGATCAACGACGACGGCAGCAAAACCCTGCACCTGCGGGACGCCCACGACTACCTGGGGAAGACCCTCAACCGCGGCGTGTTCCTGCCCAACGTCGAATCCCTCGCATGGAAGCCGCAGCCGGTGGTGATCGGGGCGGTGGCCAGTGTCCCGGCAGTGGCGGGCAATTCCGATGCTACGGCTATGTTCGTCGCAGACGGACGCGTGTTCGTGAACGCGGTGATGGATCGCGGCGACCTGATGGAGCCGGATACCTTCACCGCGTCCCCGGACGGGCAGCAGCTGCTGATGAAGTCTCCGCCAGTGATGCCGGTAGTTGCCGACCTGTCCAGCATCGGGGTCGCCATGGCACCGGCGTCGCTGGCCGCCGCGGTCGCTGATGTGATGGGCAGGCTGGGAAGTGGCGCGTGGTCCCTGTCTGACTGCCAGGCCGTAGACACCGCAACCAGCTATGCCGGGATCGGGTACTACGCCGGCGCGGCGGTGACCGGCCGGGATGCGCTGAACGCCATGCTGCCCAGCTTCGGCACGGGCTGCTACCAGGACGCTACCGGCGTGCTGCGGTTCGTCCGCGTGGTGGCACCGGAGACCTACGCCGGCCAGATGGCTTTCGATCTTTCCGAGGACGACATGTCTTCGGACCTGGTGGGCGTGCCCGACGACGCGCCGAACCTGACGCGGCGGATGGCCTACCGGCCCAACGCTCAAGCACTTGGGGCTTCGGATCTGGTGACCGACGTGGTGGATGTACCGCAGGCGAGGCGGGACGAGCTGACCGCGCTGTACCGCGGCCAGGTGTACGCCGCCGGTCCGCTGGATGCGCACTACCGCCGCGCCGATGCGGCCGACCCCGTCATTTCCCTGTTCTGGAACGCGGCCGATGCGCAGGCCGAGATCGACAGGGTGGTGGCCATCTACCGGCAGCAGCGGTTCTTCTACCAGGTCACTGTTCGAGGTGACCAACAGCTGGCGCCGCTGCCTGGGCAGGTTGGCCGGCTGACCTACGGCAGGTACAGCCTGGCCGATGGCAAGCCGGTGCTGGTGCGCCGGGTCGAGCGAAACCCGGCCACGGGGGATGTGGTGCTGACGGTGTGGGGGTGAGACACATGAAATCTACCGTCTTCATCACAACGCTATCGCCCAACGTAGCCGGTTCGATCAGTTCCGGCGGCAATCATCTTACCGGGCTAGGGAGCATGCCACTCAAAAACTCCCTTCGGATAGTCCATGACGAGCCTGCCGTGATGCAGGAAGGTGCGGCCGATCACCATTTGATAGGCGGGGCTCCCGACGTAATCGACGGCTGAAACGTCGGTGGTGAAGTCGCAGAGGAATGAAGGGAAGAAGATGACGGTTTTCGCAAGGTAGATTCGCGATGAACCACTCGCAGTGTTTTGCTGCACTTCCTCGCCGCGAATGGCGCCCACCTTCTCTACCAAGTGCTTAGGAACAATGCATGTATCCGCGCCTGTGTCTACCAGGGCAACGCAATGGATCCTGTTCGCTTTTGAGCCGTCCGGGGATGTGAGAAAGACATCCATCACCGGAATCGACGCGAGAGGATCTTTCGTGGGGCCGGGCAGCGGATTGCCCTGAGTATCTACAAATCGAATCGGTACAACCTTCGGGCTATCCATTGCAGTTGGGTCGCTTGTTGAGTTGAAGTAGGCGGAGGCTAGGTGATGTTGATTGGTTTTGGAATGCCTTTCGTAACGACGGTGACCCTGACTGGTGGCACTTGGCTTACCTCTGATCAGGGCTCGGCGCTGTTCGACGGCAAGCCGGGGCGTGCATCGCGTATCCGGCGCACCGGCTCCCTTGCGATCACGGTCACGCTCGCGCAGGCCATCGTGCCGGGCATCGTGGCGGTCCTCGGCCTAAGCGTGCCCGCCGGTGTGCAGGTGCGTGCCGCCGGCGCGGTGGGCACGACCATCAAGCTGCCGGACGGCAGCGTGTGCGCCTGGCTGTTTCCTCAAGGCACAGCTGCGGTGTCGGTGGTGTCTGTCGAGGTCGTCACGACGGACACCAACGTCGACATAGGGGAGATCGCAATCTTCCGCGCGGTCGATGTTGGAATCAGCGACGGCTGGGGCACGGTGCTGGTCGACAGCAGCGCCCACACCAGGACCAAGGGCGGGCAGTTGAATACGGTGGACGGCGCGTTGTATCGGCGGATGACGTGCTCCCTGTCTGGCAGGGCGACCGAGATCGTCCGCGGCGCAGGCTTGGCCGGTGGCGTGGATTGGGAGACGGTCGCTGCGGCGATGGCCGGGCGCCGTCGGTCGTGCGTGGTTCCCCAGTACAGGGACATGGCTACGAAGGCGTTCAGCGCGGTGCTCGCGGCGCGCTCGGCCATCTATGGCTACCCGACCCAGCTGCCGAGCGCCGAGAACATCAGCCGCAACTACTTCTCAGGCACCATGGAGTTTGAGGAAGTGCCCACTTAACTGGATAATGCTTGGAATCTAGGCGAAGGGAATAAGTTCATGGATCAGGATAAATCCGGCGGTGGGAAAGATCCCAAAAGGGAAGTGTGGAGGGATCATGTCTGGCCCGCGTTGGCTGCGATTCTAATGGCGGTTTTATTTTCGCTAGTTTTTGGTGCCTTGATTAGGCTTCGCGCTTGGATCGGTTACAGCGTCTATTCGTTTGAGCAGGCTGTAGAGGCGCTTTACTCAATGCCTCTCTTGGCGTTTGTTTTTTTGTTCGCATTGTTTGTGCTCGGGATTAGTAACCTTATTTCAATATCTTCGTGTGACAGGGTTCGTTCGCTCGCAGTGCCAATCTTCGAGGCTGTTCTAGGTCTGGTAGTCACGCTATCCGGATCCATCTTTGGTGTTGTAATTGGCGTACTGCCCTATGCCAGTGAAGAGTCGAAGAGCGCGACACCGTATGTTCTTGTTTTTGCAGCGCTCGTTGTGCTGCTGGCGGCCATCTCGCGTTGGAAAGCAAGAGACATACTTTCAGCTCCAGTGAACATCGCGGTGCGTAGGTTTCTTGGGATTAGTCTGGTTGTGGGCTCGAGCCTGCTTTTATGTCTTGGCCCTTGGCCTGACAGACCAGCTAAGGCAGAAGCTGATCAGTGTGTGCCAGTGGCCGGATCGGTGTAGTCCTTGTCGAAGGGCGGTGCTTAGCCCAGACGTAGCACTGCCGTTCAACGACCATGGATTAATAGGCGGTGCGCCGCCGCCCAACTAAGAGCCCCGCCTAGTGCGGGGCTTTCTCGTTTCTGGAGCCGACATGTCCCTCTACACCCTCACCGTCGATCTGTTGATGAAGACGGGTTCATTCGAGAAGGACGCCGGAAAGGCAGCCCGCCAGTTCGATCAGCGCATGCAGAGCATGCAGGCGTCAGCCAAGCGTGCAGGTACTGCTATTGGCCTGGCTATTTCCGCTGGTATCACCGCTAGTAGTGCCGCTATGGTCCAGTGGACGAGGCAGGTGGCGGACCTTAGTATCGAGTACGACAGGTTGGGTGTTCTTTCGGGAACAACCTCCCAGAACTTTCAGAGGATGGCGGCTGCAGCAAACGTGGTTGGGGTCAGCCACGAGAAGCTGGCCGATATCTTCAAAGACGTGCAAGACAAGATTGGCGACTACATCCAGACGGGTGGTGGGGCCATGGCTGACTTCTTCGACAACATCGCTAAGAGAACCGGCGTAACCGCTGAGCAGATGCGAAAGCTGTCGGGTCCGGATGCGCTTGGCCTCTATTTCAAGAGCTTGGAAAAGGCGAATCTCTCGCAATCCGAGATGACCTTCTACATGGAGACAATAGCTAGCGATTCTTCGCTGCTGATTCCGCTGCTCCAGAACAACAGTTCCGGATTCAAGAAGTGGGGGGATGCTGCGGAGGCTGCTGGCGCCATCATAGATGGCAAGACCAACAAGGCAACGCAGCGGCTGCGCGAAGTGACGGTTGAGGCCGACTTGGCGTTCAAAGGCCTGAAAGTAAGTGTTGCCGAGGAAGTCATTCCGGCGCTGTCCGACTTTTCGGAGATGCTGAACGATCCGGATTTTAGGCAGGGATTCGGTACTATCGTTCAGGGACTGGCTACCGTCACCACGAAGGCCGCAGAAGCGGCGGCAATGATCGGCAACCTTTCGACCATGCTCGCTCAGGGCTTCAAGCCGATGGACGAGAAGAGCTACGACGGCCTTATCCAGGAACGGATGCGGATTGAGGAGCAGATTGCCGGCGGCAAGGATGTGGCAGCGCGTGCGAGAGCCGGAAAGGCCTTTTGGTGGGAGGGAGGTCTTTTCCGGGACACCAACTCTGAGGAGAGTGCGAAGGGCTGGGACGAGTACGTCAGAGGGCGTGAAGCAAAGCTGCTGGAGGTAGATGAGGCGCTCAAACGGCGTCGGATGAAGGATTTGGCTGAATCGGTAGTCATCATCGACGCCGGCCAGAAGCTTCCGGAATGGGCGCTCAAGCCGGAAGCTTCGCTTGGCTACAAGCCCACCGGCAACATCGACAAGGGGGCGCGCGACAAGGCCGATGCCGACGCAAAGCGTCGTGCTGAGGAAATCGCCCGCTACAAGCAGCAGGCCACGGAAGCCGCCGGCGCGATGGAAGGTCCTCTCGCTGAGGCCATGGCCAAGCACTTGGGCAACATGGCGGAGTACAACGCGCTGCTGGCAAAAGGCAACATCGAGCAGGCTGACGCCAACGTGCTGATGGGCCAGAGTGCTGTGGAGTACGCCAAGGTTGCCGCGGAAGTCGAGAAAGCGATGGGCGGCCCGGAGCAGCTGCTTGCCACCTTTGGTGCCGAGCTGGAAATGCTCGGCAAGACTGGGCGCGCGCGCGAACTCTACCGTCGCCAGCTGGTGAACGAGAAGGACATGCGCGAGGAGCTGCGGAAGGCAGCGGAGGCCGCCGGCGGTCAGGACGCGCTGGCGCTGGCCAAGGGTGCCAGCAGCTACGCGGAGTACGAGCGGGCCATGCTGGACGCGGCAGCTGCAGCTGCCGAGCTTTCCATCCAGATTGAGGAGGCTGCGGCGAACGCTGAGGCCTTGGCCAACGTCATCGTGTCGGTCGCGGCTGATGGCGTTGATGCGTTCGCCGACTTCGCCGCGGATGGCCTCCGGAACTTCCACAACCTGTGGGATGACCTGAAGAACGTCGCAAAGCGCGGGATGCGCGACATGATCGCGGAGATCCTCAAGCAGAAGATCGTGATTCCGATCCAGACGCAGATCATGAACGGGATCAACGGCCAGGGCGGCGGGTTGAGCCTGCAGAGCATCATGGGCCTGTTCGGCGGGAATGGGTCCGCTGGCGGTGGCCAGAATCTTGGGAACATCGCTGGCTTGCTGTCAAAAGGTGCGGGACTGTTTAGCGGCGCGGGAACTGCCGCGGGCTCCGCGACCAGTGCTGGCAGTTTGATGGGGTTCGGCAACAACATTGCTGCGTTCGCGGGCGGCGGAGCCTCAGCGGCAGCGGGCGGGACCGCGGCAGCCGGAGCTGGTGCCGGAGTCGCATCGGCAGCCGCTGCGGCTGTGCCAATCGTTGGCTGGGTCATTGCCGGCATGATGAAAAATGCTGAGCTGTTTGACAAAGGATGGGACATTGCCAATGGGGAAAGCTGGGCGGGGAAGATCGCAACTGCCGGCGCCGTTGGACTGGCCGACAAGACGTTCAGAGGGCTGGGATTTAGTGACAAGACCGCGTCGATCCTGTCCGGCTCCAGCATCCACGCAAAGCTGTTTGGGCGAAAAAAGCCGCAGGTCACCGGGCAGGGCCTGATCGGTGATTACGGATTTGGCGGCTTCAATGGTCAGTCGTACACCGATATCAAGGCGAAGGGGGGGCTATTCCGTAGTGATAAGAAGTGGACTCAGTACGGGTCTCTCGATCCTGCCATAGACCGTACGTTTGACATGGCGGCGCGTCAGGTTCGCGGCGCGGCCACTGACTTGGCAAAGCAACTCGGCGTCGATCTGTCCGGCCAGCTGGCTAGGGTGAAGGTTTCGCTGGGCAAGTTGCAGCTGTCCGCAGACTCAGCAGAAGCCAATTCGCAGCTGGAGGCCTATCTTGCTGACATGACGGATCGCCTATTCACAGAGGCCGTCAAGGCGGCTGGGTTTGGTGGCCAGCTGGATGGCTACTTTGAGTCCTCGGACGTGTTCGCCGCTCTGAGCGCATCCATTGAACTGGCAGTGGGCGATGCGGACCAGCTCGGGCGCGCGCTGAACGGGCTGGAGATCGAGAAGGTCAACAAGGCCGTTGACTACTTCCAGGATCTGGCCGGTGTTGCCGGTACGGACCTGGCCACTCAGGTCCAGAAGGTCACCGGGCTGCTGGGCAACTACGCCACGCTGATGGCCGATGTGTCGACCCAGCTCCTGACCGGCGACCTGTCCAGCTACCAGCAGCAGGCGCTCAGCATCGAGCGGACCTATCGCCAACAGGTGAAGTCGGCCACCGACTACGCCAAGGCGCTGGGCCTGTCCGGCGCGCGTGCTGAGGATCTGGCAAAGATCGAAGCCCTGCGCGCCATGAACATGGGAAAGCTGCAGGCGCAGATCGACAAGGACAAAAAGGCCATGCAGTACGGCCTGTCGATCAGCGATCTGTCGCCCCTGACGGACCAGGAGAAGCTCAGCGAGGCGATCAAGGAGCTGGAGCGCGCCGTGTCCGGCGGCGACACCAGCGCGGCGCAGGCGGCCGCTCAGGCGGCCTTGGGCTTCGGCCGGAACCTCTACGCCAGCGGCAAGGACTACAACGGCCTCTACGACCAGGTCACCGGCCTGATCGGTGGCATGAAGGTGGGCGACCTCGATATGGAGGACGGCACCAGCATGGGGGCGTTGGCCGATGCCATCGAGGCGCTGCCGGACAACTTCAGCCGCGCCGTGTTCGACCTGGTGGTGAACAACGACGGCCAAGCCCAGACCACGGCCGCTGTGCAGCAGAGCAACGCTCTACTGGCCGAGCAGAACCAGCTGCTGCGGGATCTCCTTTCCACCACAACCCAGGGCGTCCGCTCGTCGGCCAGCTCTGCCCTGCGCCAATCGCTCAACGCCCTCTGAGGTAACCCAATGCTGGAACGGAAACTCACGCTGGTGGAAATCGGCGGGAGCGCTCTGCCGTCCCCGTCGCCGGCCGCGCCGCGCTACGCCAACTGGTTCCCTATGCCGTACAAGGCGGCCGCCGTGCCGCCGGTGGAGGGGGTCACCCCGAACCCGGTGGCCGATGGCGTCCTGATCGAGTGGGCGGCCGTCGACCAAGAAGGCGTCATCTACGTGATCGAGCGCGGCCCGACCGCGCAAGGTCCGTGGACGGAGATCCACCGCACCACCGAAACCCGCTACCTTTACAGCGACGGCAGCGGGCAGAAGTGGTGGTTCCGGATTACCCCGACCGTGCGCGGCAAGGCCGGCGCCGGCAGCACGGTGGAGGCGACCCCGCCCACCACCACTGCCGACCTGGTCGAGCAGCAGGAGAAGCTGGCGGCCGAGACGCTGGCCCGCATGCGGGCCGACGCTGCCGAAACTGCCGCCCGCGCGGCGGCCATGGCGCAGGCCGCGCAGGATCTGTTGGCCGAGGCAACCCTGCGCCAGCAGCAGTACACGCAGGCCATGCAGGGCATCGCCGACGAGGCGCGTGCCCGTGCCGATGCGGTGCTGAACGAGAAGCTGGCCCGCGAGGCGGCGATCAGCTTGGAGCAGCAGACCCGGCAGAGCGAGCTCGAATCGCTGGCCCGCGCGCTGTCCGAAGTGGCCGCCGGCAGCGGCACGCAATTCGACAGCCGAGCCATCTGGTACTTCGACCAGACGGTGGAGAGCTGGACCGGCAACGGCACGCCGACCCTGGTGGATGGCTGGCTGCGGCCGGCCAACGCCGCGGCAACCCCGTGGGTGCAGTCGCCCGCGGCGCTGGCCGTGGACGGCAGCGCCTACCGCTTCGTGAAGCTGCGCGTGAAGCGCGTTGGCTCGCCGACGTGGGCCGGCTTCCTGCAGTGGATCACCCCGAGCGACCAGAACTGGAATACGCAGAAGCGGGTGGCCATCGCCGAGCCGGCGTGGGACGCCAACGGCGTGGCCACGGTGGATGTGCAGGACATTGCCTGGTGGCCGGGCACGGTCGACCGCATCCGCCTGCAGCTGGGCGCGGCGCAGACCGTGGCCAATTACTACCTGATCGACTACGTGGCCGTGGGCCGTCCGACGCCGGGCGCCTCCCTGGCGCTGGTGCAGGCCGAGACGTTGGCGCGCACCAACGCGATCGCTGCGGAGGCGACCCAGCGCAACAGCCTGGCTGTGCAGATGCGGGGCAACTACACCGGCACGGATCCGCTGCAGCTGACTGCGGGCCTCGCCTATGAGGAGTTGAAGGCGCGAGTGGCGGCTGACAGCGCCCAGGTGCAGCGCATCAACGCGATGGAGGTGCGGATGCCGGCCGGCACCGGTGGCCTGGCCACCTCGGCATCGGTGCAAGAGGAGGCGCTCGCACGGGTGAGCGACGTTGCCGCACTGAGTCAGTCGATCACCGCCGTCAACGCGAAGCTGCCCGGGCTGATTGCTCAGGGCAGCAACATGGTTCTGAACGGCGGCTGGGATCAGGGTGACAGTGTTGGTTGGTCGTACAGCAACATGGCGGGCGTGAGCGTTGTGGCCGAAGGTCGCAACGGCAAGTGCTTGAAGGTGACCGCACCCAGCGGTAGCCGCAGCATGACTGCGAACGGTGCCACGGATCGCAACATCCCTGTTGTGATGGGAAAGAAGTACCGCATCAGTGCGTACTACAAGACCGATGCGGCATACAACGGCACCAGCGGCAATGGCAAGATTCGTCTCGCCAATCAGGATGACGGTCTGATCGCAGGTCTGGCCTTCGTGGCCAACAAGACTGATTGGACGCGTCTGGAATATGTCATCACTGCAACCACGATCAGCACACTACGCGTGTACGTAAACAGCGATCACACCGCAGGCACGCTGTGGGTGGATGACGTGATGGTGGAGGAAGTGACCGACGTTCTGGCGAACGCTGATGGTCTGCAGGCGCTGACAAACACTGTCCAGATCCAGGGTGGCCAGATCTCCTCGCAATCCAATCTGCTCAGCTCCCTTCGCACTGACGTTGACGGTAAGGCTAGCAACGCCGCCCTGCAGCAGCTGCAGTCCCAAGTGACCTTGCAGGGAAGCGATATCACCAGCATCGGCAACGCCGTCAACAGCGTCACTGCCTCGCTCGCGGCAGTCGGAGGCGACAACCAGCTGGGTAACAGCAGCTTTGAAGATGGCTCTTCTTCCACTGCCGTTCCGGGCTGGTCAAACAATAGTGCGAACCTTAGCCCCGGCGTTACCCGTCGTCTGTGGGCAGCGTCAACCCTGCCTAATTCTTCGCGCGTGTGGCGTTGGGAATTGGACAACGTACCGAGCAATGGCTATTTGGAGGGTTGGAGCAATACCGCTGTAAAGGCTGCAAAGGTTGTTGCGGGTCAACCCGTAACACTTTCTGCCTATGTTCGCGGTAGCAACAATGCCCGGTGGTTCCTGCAGGTCGCTTGGCTGGACGCATCGAACACGATCATTGGCTACTTCGCAACCACTGGCAACCAAACGCTCCCCGATGAAAGCTGGGTCCGTCGAGGTCTGACCACTAACAACGCACCGGCAAACGCGGTAACTGCGCGTGCATTCCTTCGCGTGTACGGTGCAAACGTTGCTGGCCAGTGGGTGGAATGGGACAACGTGCAGCTGCAGGTGGGCGCCGTGGCCACAGGCTACGCCCCCTCTCTGGACGAACTGTCGGTGCAGTCCGCGGCAAATGCTGCGGCCACCAGCGCGCTTAACGTTACCGTGTCCGCATTGCAGGGCACCGTCTTGTCCCAAGGCCAGTCGATCATCGCGGTGAACGCCAGCCTGGACCAAGCCAACCGATCTGGCAGCAACATGGTGGTCGACGGTAGCTTTGAGTCGCGCGCTGTGGGAACGCTGATCCAGTCGTGGGCGGTGATCGCTGCCGGTGGGCGAACTGGCTCCAACGCACTTCTGGTGTCGTTCGCTTCTAACCTCCGATCCACGTCTCTGCAGACCTTCGACGTGCAGCCCGGGCGCACGTACTACGGTGAAGGGTGGGTAAAACGCGTTGGGCCTGGGGCAGGAACAATGCAGTTCCGACTGCAACTTAGTGACAATGGAGCATCGCAGACCTACCCGAACTTTCAGACCGTCACCCTGGCAAACGTCCCCGAGGACGCTTATCAGAAGGTTAGCGGCAAGATCACCATTCCGGAGGGTAAAAACCGCGCGGTTCTGCAGCTGAACAGCTCCAATGCAACGACGAGCGCAACTCAGCTCTTGTGGGACGACTTCCTATTGCTGGACGTTACAGAGGCGAATGCCGCGCAGTCCGCCGCAGATGCCGCCGCGGCTGGTGTCAGTTCCCTTACTGCGACGGTGACCCAGCAGGGCCAGCAAATTGCAGCTCAGGCCACCCGTATCGATGGTGTGCAGGTGTCGATGGCCGGCAAAGCCGACGCGTCTGTTGTGCAAGAAATGCGCGTGCAGGTCAACAACCAAGGTGCTGGCGGGAACCTGATCGCAAACAGCACGTTCCCGAACTGGTCTGCTAATGGCTGGCAGTGGTTCGATGATAAAGGACAGTTCGACACACTGAACACCGCAAGCCGGAATCCGATCTTCATCCCAGTCGGGGCGATGGGCGCCCTTGAAGCTCACGGGCGAGGGGTGGTCGCCGCAGGGGTGATGGCGTATGGCGGTACAAGCCAGCGCGTGTCCGTGGATCCTAACAAAACCTATTGTGTTTCTGCGTATGTCAACGCATGGCGCTGCAGGGGTCGAATTGTTGTCGAATGGCAAACATCTACCGGCGCACCCATCGGTGGGCTTGAATCGAATTGGGTATTGAATAGCAACAAAGAGTCTCAGCCGCTGGCCAACCACATTCGTTCTGTGGGTATCGGAAAGCCCCCTGCAAATGCTGCGATGGCACGTGTTCTGTTCCAAGTGGAAGGGAGGGGGGAGGCAGACCCGTACGCGTGGTTCACCTATCCGATGTTTTCCGAAGTGGCAGAGGGTGCAACGCAAGCGCCCGCATGGGCCTCCGGCGATCAGGCATCTGCGCAGTGGAACTTGGGGGTGCAGGCCAACGGTATCAGTGCAGGGTTGCAGCTGGGCGTAACCGGGCAGACCTCAGCGTTCAACATCCTGGCCAGCGCGGTCAACATCCTCACGCCTGGTGGTGCTGACGGTTTTGAACTGACCAACGGCTACCTGCGAGTGTGGTCAGGCAATTCGCAGCGCATCATCGGCAACGGCTTCGGTGGCGACGGTTTGGTCGACTACTTCGGCCCGAACGTTGGTGCGGCAAACGCGAACAAGACCAACGCCACAATGTGGATGGACCGCAACGGTAATGCGTATTGGGGCGGCGCAATCGCTGCCGGTATCCTGCGCAACGCGGCGCAGAGCACCACCACGCAGACCATCGGCACCAGTGTGTTGGTAGGCTCGTTCGACACCAACGGTCGCAACAAGCAAGTGGTGGTGGGCTTCAATCGGCGTCACCGTCGAACCAAAAATCAGCTGGGGTCGCAGGGCTTTGTGGCAGGGGCTGGCACCAATGGTGGTGTCATCAACCTTTACCGCCAGCTCAATGGCCAAGCTGAAACTTTGTGGCAACAGATCCAGATCAGCGGCAGCGTGACTATCAACAACGAGCTCGACGGGCCTGACACTGCCGATTCGATTTGGAATGCATCGGTGACGCTCAACGACAACAGTGATGGCACCACGCGCCGTAGCTACCGAGCGGAGATCGTCAGTTTCACCGAGCAAAGTGTCACCCACCAGTCGGGCAGCTTTGATGGTCAGACGATCACCCAGAGCCTATCGATTGTGTCCATCGAGCAGTAAGCCATGCGGGGCTGGCTCTTGCCCCGCTTTTTCTACAGGAGATACACCATGCTTGCACGTGCACAGCTGTACCAGAAGATCGAGAACGCGGACAACCCGGGGAAGGTGCAGTTGATCTTCCGCGCCACCGATGGCTCTGGCGCGATCTTCAACTTCTTCGTGTCCCCGCAGGCCGCGGCCCCGTACGTGACCGCGGCCGAGTACGACCTCGGTGCGGAGGAGATCGTGGCGCAGCCGCAGGCCTAAGCCACAGGCTCCAACAGCGTCTCTGTGTTGTTGCGCGGGGTGTTTACCGCGCGGCTGACGCGGTAGGCCTCCATGGCCGGCGGTTCGCTGGACAGGAGCATCGCCATGGCATCGTCGGCGCTGGCTGCCATCCAGTCATCGATCTGACCGGCCTGCAACCAGACCGGCATTCGGTCGTGGATATCCGCCGAGACGCCGCTGCTGTCGCCGGTGATGATGGTGAAAGTGCCCAGGTTGCCGTCGGGCAGGAGCTGGCTGCTGTCTTCCCACAGGCCGGCCGCCAGCAGCGGCCCGGCGGCGTGGATGGACCACGGATCTTTCTTCCCGTCCTCTGGGCTGACCGACCATTCGTAGTACCCGGCCATGGGGATGACGCAGCGGCGCTTCTCGAAGGCTGTGCGGAATGCCGGCTTGGTGGCCACCGTCTCGATGCGGGCATTGATGGTCGAGCCCTGCAGGCCCTTTGCCTTGGCCCAGAACGGGAGCAGGCCCCACGCCATCCGCGTAACCTGCCGGCCTTCGCCGCGGTCGAGGATGGTCGAGGCCCGCTGGGTCGGCGCCAGGTTGTAGCTCGGTTCGATGTTGGCCAAGCCGGGGGCGAGGTCAGCTAGGCAGGGCTGGCAAAAGTCGACAACGGGGAGCTGGACGAATCGACCGCACAT